GATTCATAGAATTGTCTGGTATATCTTTAACATTAAAACCCTTACCCATAACCCAATCTTTAGTTTCTTTAATTGTACCATTCATGCCACCTACTAAAACCATATAACCTGCAAGATTTCTACCTGCTTTTAATTTGTTACCTGCTTTGTATTCTTGTATAACATTTTTACGAAGTAAATCTATTTGTTTTATTGTAAAAGATTTAAGGGCATAAAATATACGACCATTAGGAGCATTTAAATATGCTTGTGGCATTTCAGACATTGATATAGGCTGTGCATCTGATAGCTCATTCCATAAATAAAATTTAACCCTATCTGTTATTTCACCATTTTTTAACTCAGCCACTAACATATTAAATTCATCATCTCCAAATACTTCTTTATATTTTTTTGCTAAAGCTTTAGTACCTGCTTCAGACTGCACTGCTTTTGTAGCTTTTTTATAACCAGCCTTCAATAAAACATTTTTACCGTATCTATCTGCCATTCTAAACCCAGAATATTTTAATACCCCACCTAATATTCTTGAAGTATCTATGGCATTATTTAACTCGTGTGACATTATGTCATCTAAACCTAGTTCTTTCATAGACACTTTAGCTTTACCAAATAAAGCAGCTATAGTATTTCTATTACCTTGAATCCAAGCAGAAACTCCAATATCACCTAATTGAATCCCTGCAGATAATGGATTACCCAAAGTAACACCATAACCTATATCCCTAACATATTTAAGAACTTTATTGGGTGATTTTTCTCCCATACCAAATCTAGTAGTTAATAGATTTGCTACTCCATCAACATCATTTATTTTAATATTACCAGCTTTTAATTCTTGATTAATATAATTCCCTACTGATTCTTCAATATTTTCATCATAAGGTTTAATTTTTTTATCTTTACTAACTCTACCTAAAAATGTTCTACGTTCAATATCATTAACTGATTGTCTAATATAATTTGTTAAAGCTACAGAAGGTTCATCATAAAATTTCATCATGTCTTCTGTGACTGTGTCTATTTTTCTTGACTTAGTAAAACCCACACCTGCACCATCTACTTGACGATTAAAACCTCGAATTGATTTATTAAGAATATCTACTACTTCATCATCTGGTAAATCTTTTGCTGATTTTAATCCTAATTCTCTTGCCCTATTATACAAGGCATTGTTTATCACACCCCTTTGTTCTATATTTAAAGATTTTTTTAAACCGTCTAAATCTTTTACTTTTCTAGGAAAATAATTAGCAACTACGTTTATCTCGTAACCTGCATTTGATAAATCTTTTTGTTTTTTATTTAATAAATTTTTAACATTAATTATATCTTTTTGAATATTAGGGTTTTTAGGTTTTAATATTTTTACTACGCTACCATAATTACCATTATTTAAATGCATACCTATTAATTTACGAGTTTTTTTATTTTCTCTATTAATTGCTCTAGTAAAATTTTTAATTAATTGTAATTCACTGTGTGTTTTTGTAGACACATTAAACTCATGTTTTCTTAATCTACCAAATATTCTTGGTGCAACATTTTTTATTCTTGTAGATATGTTACCAATTATCTCATCAGTAAATAAACTTACTTTACCTTGAGAACCTTTATTATGTATTTTAAGTAATTCTTGCTCTACCCTTGCTTGAGGCAATGTTAAATTTTTTAAAGGTACAGATGTATTATTAATTGTTTTTGTTAAATCTTCCGCAGACATTCCTAATTCTTTTTGTACAAAATTAGGTATATCTTTTGCAGCTACATTTTTAGATTTAGCTAAAGATACTGCATCATTAATAAATTCCATTTTTAAATTAGCATCTTGTATTTCTTCTTTTTTTATTTTCCTACCCCTTAACAAATTTAAACTTTTATTAATAACACCACCAGCTACTCCACTAAATGCTGTATATAAAGCTAATTTTTCTTTATTAATTTCAGCATCAACTGTAGCTAAATCTTCTGTAACAGAAAATAAACCACCTATAACTGCACTAGTAGCAATACCCGCTTTTACTGTCTGCCCAATAGGAAGAAGTATAGTGGGGTCAACAAATATTTTTGAAATTGAACCTAGAGTTTCTGCAAAGCCAATACTTCCCTCTTTACTTAGTGCAGACATAATTGGATATTCTTGTTTTAATTCTTTTTGTCTATGCTTAATTAAAACTTCACGTCTTTTATCTTCCGGTAAGTCAGTAAAACCCTCCCCATATAATTCATCAGGGGATGTATAAAATGTACCGTGCCTACCAAGAGTACCCATAGGAAATTTACTTTCTAAATACAAAGAAGAATTAGTAAGAATATTATTAGTACTATCTAAACCGTAGTTAAACTTTTTAAAAGCACTTATTTCGTCTAGAGCTTCCTTCCTTTCTTTTTCTTTTTTTAGTTTTTCTAGTTGATTAGGGCTAGATTCTTTAAAAACTGAATTAAGAATACTAAGGTCAACAGAACTTGTAGATTTTTTATCTACATCATTAGTTTCACTATCTTTAATAGGGCTAGATATTATTTCATTAATTAAATTTAAATCTGCCATTTAGTCTCCTTATTTTTTAAATTCCCACTTATTTGTAAAAGGTATATTCATACCGTCTATCAAATCACTATCTTTTTCTATTAAACCACTATTTTTATACTGGTTAAGAATTGCTAATACAGCATCTTTATCACCTCCCCAAGTATCTTCACGCCCCTCTTTCTTCTGTTTCTTTTTCCACTTGTCTTTATAAATTTCTAAATCATTATGTATTCTAGTTATAAGTTCATTTTCATTATTTATACCTGAAAAATCTGAATCACTTATATATTTAGAATATAAATCATTTTGTGCTTGAGTTGCTATCGAAGGAACAAAAGGTTTACCTCTATCTTCTTTTTCTTTTGCTTTTATTTCTTTTTCTTTTTTAAGATTTCTAGCATCAATAGATTGAGCTATACCAAGCATTGCTGCCCCTCTTTGATAATCGTTATTAGTTAAAAATGCTTCCGCTATTCTATTGTAATAATCTGAACTATTCTTATCAAGCTTTGCTAAATCTTCCTGTAACTCTTTTTGTAAAGCTTCATTTTCTTTTGCCTTAGACATTTCAGGGTCTTCATACCCTAGCTTTTTCATTAAGCCACGCCCTAACATATCACCAAACTGTTGACCTAATGTAGCTACCGTAGGGTCTATGTCACCTTGTTTAATTCTTTGTGCTGATAGTAATCTATTCCTTTCAGCTCGTTTTTTTAATACATCCTGTGTATCTAAACCAAATATATTTTTAATCATGCCTGCCATTATGCATTTCCTCCATAAGCTGAACCAGCTGACCCCGCAGCTGCTACTAGCATTTGTTCGAATAATCCCGGCTTACGCCCTGTAGCTGGTGTACCTGCTTGGAATGCCCCAGCAGTTGCAGCAGCACGAGCTTGTTCTAATCCAGAAGCTTGACCTATTAAACCTTGCTCTATACCTAATACGTTTTGTGCTGTTCCAAACGTTGCACCATAACCACCTAGTAAGTTAGCTAGTTGTTGTTGTCTTGCTGTTTGATTAGTTTCATACAACTGACCTTGTATACCAAAGTCTTGTAACAATTCTTGATTAGCTATTTGTCTTGCCTGTGGTCCTAACTCCGCTAATGCTCTAGATTGTGCTAATCCTAATCCGTAGGCATCAGGGTTAACCATTCCTGTATCTTCCCCAGCACCTACTGCTTCACCTGATACTTGTAAACCTAAACGACCTGACCCAAACAAATCACCTCTTAATTGTTGTCTTTGTCTTTCTAATTCAGGTGTTAATAATCCACTTAGTTGACCAAGTACTTCTTGCTCCCTTGCTCTAACGTCTCCACCTGTATAATCAAATGTAGAGATAGGGGCTTGTGCTTGTTCTAAGTACTGGGAGAGGAAGGGGCTGCTTGACCTAATACCTTGTCCATATAAAGCTTGTAACTCTGGTGTTAAAGTTTGACTAAAGTTAAAGCTTTCACCGTCTCTAGTGCCTTCCGCTGTACCTGCTAAACCTGTATATGTAAACGGTTCAAACTTAGCTCCGGGTGCAGCTTTAGCTGGCTGTGCTTTTTCTCCACCTAATATTTTTTTTAAACTACTACCCATTTTTTATCTCCTTAGTTTTATTTCGTTTTCTCCAGACTTGATGTAACAAACCATCTAGACCCATCTCTGTGCTATATAATTCAAATTTGTACATTTCTAAAAATTTCCTATGTTTGTTATCATCAGTGTTTTCATGTAAAGCATATACATCTTGTTTGTATAATCTTAGTATTAAATCTAAACTATGTTGTAAACTTTTCTTTGTTTCTTTATTCCATTTGTAAACATCACAATGTAAAAATAATTTGTCCTCGTACTGTTCTGTAAATATTGTATAATCTTTATAAAGTATTACAGGTGTTTTCATTAAGCAGTTCTTTTCCACATATATACAACTATGTAAGGTTGTAAGTTAGCATCTGTACCACTAGAACCTGCATTTGCTACAGATGTGCTAACACTAATTCCTGTTGTTGCAGTAGAAGTTGATACCATATTATAAGTGCCAGTACTACCAGCAGCAAAAATTTTTCCTGAAGCACTTCCAGAATCAGCAGCAGACGGATTTGTTCCAGCCTCATCACTATAACGAAATACATTAGAACTGTGTGCATGTCCAGAATCAGATACTGAAGAAGTAGCAGAGTGGGTGTGAGTTGGTATTGTAGCATCTGCACTACCACCTGTTTCGTTAAGAGTATTAAATGCTGAATCACTACCATCTATACCTACCATAACACGCCCTGTACCAAATGTTGCCCAAGTACCAAACCCTAGCAATGTGCCGGGGTTAGTGGCTACAGCTGCTTGTGTGTATATACTACCTACTGGATACAACGCTAGTTTAGCAGCAGCAATAGCTGCGGCAATAGCAGTTGTTACGTAAGCTGTAGTAGATAACTGTGTTGTGTTAACGGAAGCACTTGCTGTAGGTGCTGTGGGTGTACCTGTTAATGCAGTATTATTAGAATCAGCTTTGCTGTTTACTGCTGTTTGTATGGCATCAAATTCATCATCAATCTCTGTACCTTTAACAATCTTATTAGCATTGCCTGTACTTAATGAATCCTTTGCTGCAAAATCTGTTGTCTTTGAATAATTACTCATTATATAATCCTACCCTGTTTAGTGTAAATGTCTAATTTTTGAACGCTTAATTGCGACCCGTCTATTGTTGTTTCAATACCAATTTGTACTATTGAACCTGAACCTGCTACTGATGAATCAATCCTATCTAGTGATACTCCTAAATTATATTCGGCTACTACAGTTGCATTAGCTCCATAATCAGCAATACCATATTCTGCTACTGTTGTTTCTTTTAAACTAAAAGGAAAACTATTATATGATGTAGTATAATCAAATCCTACTTTTAAGTTAAAAGATTGACCTGTACTTCCTATAGCTGTTACAGCTGCTTTTTTAATAATTTTACTAATATTAGGTAAATCTAAATCAAAATGGTTAGTAAAATATGACATAGTATAAGATGCACCATTGTCATTAAAACCAAAATATTCACCTAATCCGTTTACTTGTGCAACGTACATAGTTCTATCTGTAGGGTCATACGTAAAATCTTTATGTGTTTGATTGTTCCAAGTTGTTACTCGTAAAGAAGCATCTTGTAATTGTTGTCTTGTATCAAATACAAAAACTTCTGCTGCTTCCGGTAAACTAATTATGTACATAGCTTGTTCCGGAAAGTAACATGATTTTATAAGGTCTAAACTAGCTTCCCTGTTTACTACATCCATAAATGTATCTCTTATATTTTTAGATAAATCATTTAATGGTTGTGATTTTTCTTGTATTGTTCTACCTAATGAACGTAATCCTGTAGCAGATAAAAATATTATGTCTGTACCTATATTTTGTATACTATCTCTAGCAATACAGCCTACCCCTGATATAACTTCAACTAAAGTTAAAGAAGTTGTGCTAATACTGGAAGCAAAGTTATCTCCATCTGTATATATAATAATATGATTTTTACAAAATATAATTAAGTTACCATTCATTTCACCTAAACCAGTAATTACGTCTTGTCCTTTAGGGAGTACTCCAGATATATTTAAAGAGCCAGAAGAACCTCCACTCCATTTTGCACCGTTTAATAAATCAGTAAAAAATACTGTAGTTTTATTTGTTGTAGTATCAGCAGCCCATAAACGCCCAAACGCTGACATAACTATATTAGCAGCTGGTGCTGTACCTGTGTAATTTGCATGTTGGTCAATACTTTTAAAAGCTAAAGAGCCACTTTCATTAGTAAAATACAAAGGTTTAAAACCACGTTGAAAAAAGTATGCTCTATCGTTAAGAGTAGCTGCTGACCAGTTACCAGCATTAATAGTATCTGTAGTCGTAGGTGTTCTTTCTGTTAAGGTAGCTTTTCCAGTATAAAATTTAGTAGCACTCCAAGAAACTTTTGTATTAGCCCCAGCTATATCTAAAAAGGGATGCATACCTAATAAATTAGTATTTGTGCCACCTGAACTAGTACGGTATATCCA